CACATAGATTATCTCGAAGGTCATTGGGACGATGAGCCGGAAATAGTGAAAGGCGGCAAGATGTTTCTGGCTAGATGCAACAAACTCCGAGCAATACATCAAGCGGATTTGGTTTAATGATAACGCGCCCTCCGGGGCGCTCTTTAAAGGAGATAGCAATGATAACTCTAGATAACCTGAACCACCGTGTAGACATCTTCACTTGGATTCGTAACGAAGGTCTAGCATTACTTGAACGCGAAGACTTCATTGATTGGGACATCGTCAGCGAAGACGACATCGAAGGTATGATCGTTGACTTCTTTGCAGGCGCAGATGCTGCCGAGCATCTTGATGCTGCCATATTTGATGAGGCAGACGGCTCTGTAATGGCAGAGGCACTAATGAAGTTTGCATTCGGCGGCAGGCTGCAAGATATCGCTGAAGCTCAAAAGGCTCTACATAACGCAATGTACGATGCCCTTAAGACTTATGTGCAGAAGATTGCCGAAGAAAAGCAGGGGGTCTGGTAATGCGATTTGAATATATCTTAATCGTTGCTGCTGCAATCCTGCTCAGCTCTTTGCAGCTCTTGCGGTCTAACACACCGCAAGTAGTTACAGCCTCTGATGATTATTGCGAGATGGTATCTCTCTGGTACGCAACTGGTGGCTCCGATACGGAGGAAGGTGACCTTGGTTGGCCTGACTACCGTGGAATTTATAAGGAGGCCTGCAATGATTAGTTCCGTGGCCTGCATCGCCCTTGCCATATACTATGAGGCGAGATCTGAATCTTTACAGGGCCAGGTCGGGGTGGCAAACACCATCATGAATCGTGTCGCGTCTGAAAGCTTTCCTAACACTCCCTGTGACGTAGTAAAGCAAGGACATTACTGGGCAGGTCATCCGGTCCGTAACGCCTGTCACTTCAGCTTCTGGTGCGACGGTAAAACAGAGCGCATAGATGACGAGCAAGCTTACATCAAGGCTTTGTCCATTGCAGTTAACGCAGAGCGCCTGTTCGATGTTACCGGCGGCGCTACCTACTATCACCGGGACGACGTGCAACCTTACTGGGTCAGCACAGTAACGCCTGTGCGCAAGATTGGTAGGCACATATTCTATAGGAGTAAAAAGTGAGCTTAGAAGTATTAGTAGAAAAGTGTTCCGATTGGAGCCACGAGCGCAAGATCATTGAAAACAGCAACTCACTGGTGCAGTTCGCAAAGCTTGTTTCTGAGGTAGGTGAGCTAGCTGACAACATCGCTAAGGGCCGAGACATCGAGGACGATATAGGTGACTGCTTGGTGGTGCTGAATAACCTGGCTCTAATGAACAACACTACTCTGGCTGACTGCCTATCTGTGGCCTATGACGACATCAAGGACCGCAAGGGTTACATGAACAGCAATGGAGTGTTTATCAAGGAGGGAGACGTTAATGCTTTATGACCTAGACGATCTAATACCTGTTCGCTGTGAGAACGATCACAAGTTCAGCATTATGTGGGGTGAAGACCCAGAGGAGTATCCTTGCCCTTTCTGCAAGGGTAAAGTGGAGCTAGACAGTGATTGAGCTGCGACCTCACCAGTTAGACGCCATTGATCAGATCCGTGCATCATTCGCAGCAGGCAAGCGCCCTATACTCAGTGCGAGCTGTGGATTCGGTAAGACACTGGTTGCCTGTTGGATCATGATTGAGGCAGCTAAGCGAGGTAAGCGCAGCTTCTTCGTTTGCGACCGAATAAAGCTCGTATCCCAGGCATGTGACGCACTAGAGAAGCTAGGCGCTGACTTCTCTGTCATCCAGGGTGACGATTACAGGTATAACCCAGATAGTCTGATACAGGTATGCTCTGTGCAGACACTGGTGCGTCGCCGGTACATCCCTGACTACTCAATCATGATTATCGATGAGGCTCACACGATCTATAAGAGCTTACAGGAGCTGATGGATCGACGAGACAATTCAACGTATTACTTAGGATTGAGCGCAACACCTCTGAGTAAAGGGTTAGGGCGTATATTCAATGACCTGGTCGTGCCAATAACTCCAAGGGAACTCATAGAGCAAAAATATCTGGTCCCGACCCGGTACTATGCAGGGCACACAATAGACACGTCTAAGCTTAAGACAAAGGCATTGCGTACAGGCGGTAGCGACTTCGATCCGAAGGCCTTGGCTCGTGCTGTGGAGCAAGACACGGTGCTCGAGGGTGATGTGGTAAAGAATATCAAGCTTTACGGTGAAGGACGCCGGGGCATCTGCTTCAGCCCTTCGGTAGAGCAGTCTAAGAACCTCTGTGCTGCGCTTAACAGGGAAGGCATATCAGCAGAGCATATATCTGGCTACACACCAGAGAGCGAAAGATTGGCACTCTACGAGGCTCACCGGGCAGGTGACTTTCAACTGCTATGCAACTCCATGCTTCTCTCGGTCGGATACGATGACCCTGGAGTGTCACTGCTTTGCGACATGTACAGCACTAAGAGCAAAATCATGTTCACGCAACGAGCGGGCAGGATCTGGCGCACGGCACCGGGAAAAGAGGATAGCGTCTATCTAGATTTTGCCGGTAATCTTCGCAGGCATGGCTTTCCAGAGGACATCATCCCGGTCAGTCTTGATGATGGTGAGAAGAAATTCCGGGAAGAGAACCAGGTAAAGAAAGAAGAGAAAGAGCCTAAGATGAACACCTGCCCGCAGTGCAGCTCTCTGTTTCAGGGCCGTCGCTGTTTCTCGTGTGGCTATGAGATACCAAAAAATGAGTCTATCTATCACGACGACCAGATCCTAAAGAAAGTCGAAAAGGTTACGATGCAAGACAAGACTCGGTTTTACCAGGAGCTATTAGGTTACAGCCTAGACCAAGGATACAACGAAGGTTGGGCAGCGTGGACTTACAGGGACAAGTTCGGAGTCTGGCCAAAGGGCATAGACAAGATCGCTCGCAAGCCTCGCAGCGATGATGTTCTGGGATTTATCAAACACAAAATAATAAAGGCCTCACATGCTAGAAGAAATACTCGGTAGGTTAGATAAGGTAAGAAAATCAGGCAAGAACTACACAGCCTGCTGCCCAGTTCACGATGACAACTCGCCATCGATGAGCATTACAGAGAAGGATGGTCGGGTGCTGATGCACTGTCATAGCTGTCTCGCTAACGGTAGAGACGTGGTAGCCGCATTGGGATTACCCATAGACGTGCTCTTCGCTGAGGCCAGAGAGCGCACACATGACCCTGATTGGCTGCTTAAGAAAACTGAGGATGAGGATTCAGCTCTGATCGTGATAGCATACGCCGGAATAGAAAGGGGCGAGCGCCTCAAGTACAGCGACAGGAAGGCCTTGAAGGTCAGCATTGCTAGGAGGGAGCTAAGAAAGCAAAAGGGCATCCCTCAGCTCAACATGTATTTAGATTGGAACCCATTTGATGAAAGCCAACTTCCAGTTTAGGCGTAGATACGAACCGCCTACCCAAGAAAACAAGAAAGAACTCCAAGCTCAATTAGATCAACAAGTTAGACAGTTTCTTGAGAATGGTGGTAAGATACAGAAAATTCCAACCGGCCTATGTGTGAATCACAGCAGGGTCTCACGCGATTCTAGGCAGGTCCGGTCAATGAGCGAAGAATCATCGGGGTTAAGTGATGGGTAAGGGTTCAGGCAGAAGGCCTTTAAAAATAGACAAGGCTAAGTTCGAGTCTAACTGGGATCAAATCTTCGGGAGCAAGAAGGATGCCGATCAGAAAGACCAAGAAGGGTTACAAGATAGACCGAGTACCGGGTTACAGCGAGACGAAGAAGGAAGCCGAGAAACGGCTCCGAGCGGTCAAGGCTAGCCAGGCAGCAAGGTCCAAGGGAAAGTAAGATGATCCCGGTGGACGATGGGTTAGTGCCTATGACTAGGGACGAGATAGAAGCTCTATTTAAGAAGCACGGATACCCTGTCCACAACGAAAAGTGGTTAGAGGAAGTATTCAAGATCGCCAGACTAATCGAACGAGCACATGGTATATACCTATGACAGCAGGACGCCCATCTAAACTGACCGACGCTCTCATTGAGCAGGCAGGTAGATACGCAACAAAAGACTACAGGCTACAAGGTGAAGTCATTCCAACAATAGAGGGATTGGCTTTGTTTCTAAATGTATCAAGGTCCACGCTCTACAATTGGAAGGGCGAGAATCAAGAATTTTTGGACATTTTAGAGAGCCTTATGTCAATGCAGGCCAAGGAGCTTGTTTCTAACGGCCTAACAGGCGATTTCAACTCGACTATCACAAAGCTTATACTGACTAAGCACGGCTACTCAGACCGTGTTGAGCAGGACGTGACAAGCTCTGATGGCGCATTAGCCCCGACCAGTATTGTACTGAGGGGAGTGCGGGCAGATGACAGCAGCGACGATTGATATACCAGACAAGCTAGTCCCTGTCTTTGAGGGTAAGGCTAGATACCGTGGTGCCTATGGTGGCCGTGGTTCTGGCAAGACTCGCACCTTCGCTCTAATGACGGCTCTAAGGGGTTACCAGGAAGGCAAGGCGGGCAGGGAGGGCATAATACTCTGCGGTCGTGAGCATCTAAACTCTCTCAGCGAATCCTCTCTCGAGGAGATCAAGGCCGCTATCGGTTCCGTGCAGTTCCTAGCTGACTACTACGAGGTCGGTGAGCGGTACATCCGCAGCAAAGACGGAAGGATCAATTACGCATTCGCCGGTCTCCGCACTAACGTAGACTCCCTTAAATCTAAGTCACGCCTACTGTTAGCCTGGGTGGATGAGGCAGAGAGTGTAAGTGAGACAGCGTGGCAGAAGCTCATACCGTCGGTCCGAGAGCACGACTCAGAGATTTGGGTGACATGGAACCCAGAGAGCAAGAACTCAGCAACTCACAAGCGATTCCGTGAAGACCCGCCTAATGATGCCAAGATCGCTGAGATCCAGTGGTCAGACAATCCGTGGTTCCCTGATGTACTAGAGCAGGCAAGGCTAGAGGACCTAGAGAAGCGGCCAGACATCTATCAGCACGTCTGGGAGGGTGACTTCCGTATACACGTTGAGGGCAGCTATTACGCCATAGAGATGCTACAGGCCAAGACTGACGGCAAGATCTGCGCTGTGCCCTATGACAAGTCTGCTGCGGTGGTGACTTCTTGGGACCTTGGTATGGCTGACACGACCTCTATCTGGTTCGCTCAGTACATCGGCAAAGAGATCCGCATCATTGACTACTACGAGAACTCTGGCTGCGCTCTAGACCACTATGTGCAGATGCTCCAGGGTAAAGGCTACACCTACGATCAGCACATCCTACCGCACGATGTCCGGGTCAAGGAGCTAGGCACCGGCAAGTCTAGGCTAGAGGTATTGCAGTCTCTAGGTCTGAACAACGTCATAGTCGCCCCTATGCTTGGCATCGAGGACGGCATACAGCAGGTGCGCTCAATGATCCCGCAGTGTTGGTTCGATGAGGAACGCTGCGAGCGTGGCATTGACGCTCTAAGGCAGTACCGCAGGGATTGGGATGAGAACGGCAAGGCATGGCGGGGCAGGCCTCTACACGATTGGACCTCTCACGCATCTGACTCATTCCGTTATCTAGCAGTGGGTTACAAACCTACACACGTCTGGGGCGGTCCTATCCGTCGCAACATCCGAGGGATCGCTTAGTCTGTGTTATACTCATGTCATCGGTACATGAGGACATCACATGGCAGACCCCAGAGATCTAGAGAAAGCTTTGTACGAAAGGCTTCGCAATAGATACCCGGCAGCAATACCTCAACAGATGATTCCAACAGATATGTCTCTAAGGGACAGGATGTCGTCTGGAATATTAAACATGATGGGTGAGAATACTGATCCTGTCGCAAGGCGCAGAGCGCAAGGCTTAATGAGCGCAATGGACTTTGGCCCTGGTGTTGTTGTTGGCGCTGTAGATCTTCTAGATGCTCAGAACGCATACGAGCAAGGCAATAAGGCTGAAGCTGCTATTGGAGCAGGAACAGGTCTACTGTCCATAGTTCCGGGCGGTAGAGCGGTGGCTCAAGGTGCTGAGACTGTTGGCCGCTCAATCATGAATAAAGCAAAGCCTGCTATAAACTTAACCGATCTGCCGAGAGCTAACATAGTTCAGACAGTGCCAAAGGAAGTAAAAACCGCCGAGCGAGTAGGCACAACTGGTGCTTATCGTGGCGCCCCTAGAAATGTAGATAGCGAAGGCAAGTTAAGGACTATGAGAAAGAATCTTAGGGATTCTTTATCCAGGGGCACTATTGGTCGTGATTGGTACGAGAGAAGCTCTCGCACAGCCTCTGAGTTAACTGGCGGTCGTGAGGGTTATAAGGATTTATACTCTGGAACCGTTGCCCTGACTTCAGCAGGTGCGTCTGTTCCTGCTAACCAGACATTCGCTGTGCGTGGCTATAATCAAGCTATCACAGGCAATGAGATAAACACCGGCAGATTCCCAACCAATGCAGCAGCGGGAGTTCAGGGCATGTTATCTGGTCAGCCTACTGAGTTTGGACCGAAACGTGGGCCATTCTATGA